GAAAGCTAAAAATAAAAAAGAAAGGACGGCGTTTGGATAATGGCTAACGTTAGAGTTTACAGGACACAAAGTGGTGACACTTGGGATTTGATAGCTTATAGAGTTTACAGAAGTGAAGGCTATTATCATGACCTTGTTAGAAGTAATTTAGCTTTAATCGACATCGCCGTCTTTGACGCAAATGTTCCAATTATTCTTCCTGAAATTGCTGAAGAAAGTAATAATGATACAAGTTTGCCACCTTGGAAAAGGGGTGAATAGAAGTGGCTTTTGCTAGGAACATAAGAGTAATTGTTATTTTTAATAAAGTTGATATTTCTGATGAGATAGCCCATTCTATTTCATCTCTAAACTATACTGATAATTCTAAGAATGCAATAGATGACTTGGAGCTGGAACTGGAAAATTTAGATTATCGCTGGCTTAAAGAATGGTATCCTGACGAGAACGCTCAATTACTTGTTGGGATTCATGAAGAGCTGGAAAATGAAACTAATTTTTTGGATTTGGGAACGTTTTATGTAGATGAGCCAACTTTTGAAAATAACAGGCTTAATCTGAAATGCTTAGCTTTACCATTAGACCAGAATATTCGAGACCAAAAGAATAGTGTTGCTTGGGAAAGGATAACTCTAAAAGAGCTTGTTACACAGATTGCCAATAAGCATGAAATGAATGCGGAAATATATGCAGATAACGAATTTTTTGAAAGACTTGACCAAAATCAGGAAACAGATTTAGCTTTTATTAATAGAGTTGTTAAGGAAACTGGATTAAATATGAAGGTATCTGATGACAAGATAATCATTTTTGATGACGAAGAAATGGAAAAGAATGATACTGTTGAGCTTTTTAACATTAATGATGAAAGAATAAGAAGTTTCAGCTTGAAAAAGAAAAATAAGGAAATTTATGATAATGTTGAAGTTTCCTATTATGATCCTGACAAGAAAAAAGTTATTAAGGAAATTATTACAAAAAAAGAGCTTGAAAAACGTAATCAAGTTACAACTGAAAGCTCAGAAGAAAAATCATCAGAAAATAAAAAATCAAAGAACAATAACAAATCTTCTAAAAACAAGAAGTCTAGCAAAAAGGTTAAATCCAAGAAAAAATAAGAGGTAAAAAATGAGTTATGCGTCTTTTAAAAAGGAAAAAAGTAAAAAAACAGGAAGTAAAAATTCTTCCAAAAAAGGAAAAACAGTTAAGGAATCGAAAGAGAAGTTAAAAAATAAAGCCGAAGGTAAAAAGGGCAGAAGTAAAAAAGAAAAAACTTTAAAAGTTAAGACGAAAGGGAAAAGTACAGCCAAGAAAGTAGCTAAAAAGACATTAAAAGAAAACATGAAACAGGAATTTCAGATAACTTTAAATGTTGATGGAAATACTAAATATTTGGCAGGAGCAATAATAGAACTAGATGAGAGCTGGGGAAAATTTGAAGGTAAATATGTAATAGATAAAGTAACGCATAATGTAACTGGTGACTACGCTTGTGAAATCAATGCTATGAAACTTGGAGCAAGAGAAAATGCCGAACAAAATGCGATTGCCCAGACTAAAGAGGAGCAACGGCAAAAAGAAGCAGAAAAACAGGCTAAATCTAAAGGCAGAAAAGGTAGAAGTGGTAAGAGTTCTAGCAAGAAAAGAGGACGAAAAGCTAGAAATAAGAAGAAGTAAATTATTTATAGGACAATTACAATTAAATATAATAACTGTGATGATACATTGACAAATTCCAAGAGGTGCAATATAATAGTTCTGTAGAGAACGGAAAGGAGGATATGTGGTAATGAACATAATCGAAAAAATTCATCTACTTGCCAGTATCTGTACAATATTACAATTTGTATATATGATATACAAAGAGTATAAAGACGGAAACGACAAGAAGAAATAACCAACAACGAGGCTATGGTTGCCAAACCCTCTAGCCTTTTCTCTACACTTTAATAAAAAAATAGAAAGAGGTAGCTATTATGTATGAAAAAATACAACTGGTATTATCAATAACGATAATAATTTTATTCTGCACTTTCTGGACTATAAAGTTTATAAAATGGAAAAAAAGCAAAAAAAAATAAGCCCAACAACGAGGGCTTGAACATAATCGAATTTTATTTGATTATATTATAGCATATTTTGGAAAAAAGTCAATATAAAAACTATTATCACAGTTATTAATTTAGCTGTGATTTTTTTGTTACAAAAAGTGATAAGGCAGGTGGTTAAATTGATTGAAACATTAAAAGCAGGAGAAGTAAGTGCGATAGATTCAAAAACTGGAAAAGTAAGAGTGTTGTTAAAGGGCGATGATGATAAAACAACGGACTGGCTTAATGTGTTAGTTCCTTATTCTGAAAGCCACAGTGATAATTATACACTTGGACTAGGACAGACTGTTTATTGCTTATTTTTTTCAGAAATGCCTGAACAGGGAGTTGTGCTTGGTTGTCCTATGCGTGGTGCTTCTAGTAGCGAGAGTGAAGTAAAAAAGACTTTTTCTGATGGCGGAAGCTGGAGCTATGATAAAAACACGTTGACTTTAAATATTGGCAAAATCGTGATTAAAGGAGATTTAGAAGTGAGTGGAACGACTACAACTGGTGGAAGTATTAATCTTAACACACATAAACACGATGGTGTTACTGCTGGTGGAGATATGAGTGGAGGTCCGCAATGATAGGAAGTTTTGGAGATGTCACATTTGAAGCGTCAGAAGATCAGATTGTATCGCTTAATAATCAAATAAGTAGGTCATACAAGGCTAAAATATCAGAACATCAAGCAATTTACGGTCCTGGAATGTTAAGATTCCAAGGGAGAGATTTACTAGAAGTTAGTTTTACGATGACTTTGGTATCATCTTTAATACAGCAAACTACTTTAAAAGAGGAGCTAGATACAATCAAGCAAATGTTTGAACTTGGAGAGTATGCTAATCTAGTTTTTGGCGGTCAAGTATTTGGTGAATACCCTTTTTTGATAACAGAATTATCAGAAGAAAGCAGTTATTTTAATAAAGAAGAGGGGGGATTTGATGTTGTTAAGTTGAATATTACGCTTAAAGAGTATATTGAAAATCCTAAGTTGTATAATCAATTAACTGAACAAAGAAAAATGCAAAAAAATCAGCAAGTCACTGAAGAAAATCAAGACGACATCGAGAATGAGCAGAAGGAGGCTGTAAACAATGATAACAGTAAATAGCTCTGAAGAAATAAATTATAATCCAAAAAATACTTTAGAAGAAGTAGTTGCAAATGTAGGAATGATTTTAAGAGTTTGCAAAGAAGAACAGCCACTCAATCGAGATTTTGCATTTGACAGTGATTTGATTGATAAGAACATTAATGTTGTGCAGAATAGGATCACAAGTCACTTGACTAAAATTATAAGAGAATACGAGCCAAGGGCTGTTTTAAGACAAACTAGAATCATTATGAAAGATACATATAATAATGATTTTGACATTGAATTAGGAATTGAGGTGGTAAACATTGAGTGAACAGATAGATGAAAATTATGAAATTATAGATGCTGATTCATGGGAACTTAAAAGAGATATGATTGATAAATTTCAGGAATTAAGTGGAAGAAAGCTTACAGAATCAAGCCCAGAGACATTGATTTTTGAAACAGTAGCGTATTTATTTGGATTAAGAGAAGAAAAATACAACGATGAAATGAAACAGAATTATTTAAGATTTGCAAGAAATGAGCGGCTAGATTTGAAAGGAGAGTTTTACGGAAATAGAGGTAAAAGACTTGTAGAACAACCAGCCGTGGCGACATTTAGATTTTATATTACTGATATTCAAGTAACGGATATAATAATTCCGAAAGGGTCAAGGATTCAATACAATGAGTTGTATTTTTCAACAGATGAACAATATAAAATAGAGAAAGGCGATTTATATGTAGATGGAATCGCAACTTGCAACACATCAGGAACTGTTGGAAATGATATTCCAGTCGGACAAATTAACACGATGGTCGACATTTTTCCACATTACGATAAAGTCGAGAACATTACAGCATCAAATAATGGAGCTGAAATAGAGCAAGACGATAATTATAGAGCTAGAATCAGAGAAATCCCTGAATCGTTTACAACAGCTGGAAGTAAAGGAGCTTATGAATTTTGGGCTAAGTCGACAAGTACGAATATTGTTGATGTTGTAGCGTATAGTCCAAGTGCAACAAATGTGGATATTTATGTTTTAACTGATTCTCTGACACTAACAAATGAGCTAAAAAAGAGAATTGAAGAAATGCTGAATACTGATAATATAAGACCTCTAACGGATAATGTAACAGTAAAACAGGCAATAAAAACATCATACACAATTGATTTTGACTACTACATTGATAAATCTAATGAAACGCTTGTAAATGTTATTAAAAATAATGTTGAAAAAGCCGTGAAAGATTTTAAGATTTGGCAACAAAATAAAATGGGCAGAGATATTAATCCAGACGAGCTTATAAAGTTACTAAAATTAGCTGGAGTAAAAAGAGTTGTATTAAGAAGTCCAACATTTAGAGTTTTAGATTTTAATGAAATAGCAGAGAATACAAGTGTTACAAGCAATTATTTAGGAGTTGAAAATATATGATAACTATTGATGATTTAAAATTAACTGATATAGCAGCAAAATCAACTTTGAATGATAAAACGACGCATTGGATATATGAATCAATAAATTTTGCTATCAAAAAGAAGCATGAAGCGATTAAAAGAAAATTTTTTTTGGAGTTATCAGAGTTAAATGCTGTAGAATTAGATTTTTTGATGTGGGAATATCATGTTGATTACATTGATTCTAATATCACAAGAGATACTAAAATAAAATTAATAAAAAGGTCTGTTTTTTCACACTTTAACAAAGGGACTGTAGGCGGAATTAAAGAAATATGTGAAATATTATTTAATGGAAACGTTGAAATAATAGAATGGTTTAAATATGGAGGAAATCCTGGATATTTTAAAGTAAATACAGATGGGAATTTATCAGATTATGAAGGCTACAAGAAAATAATTGAAGTTGTAGAGCAGTATAAAAATATTCGTTCTTGGCTTGAAGGAATAAGGCTTTTAAGAAAAGAAGAAAAGACAAATTATTATGGTTTCGTTGAAAAAAATAAAAAGAAATATTACTTGAACTCAACTGACATAAATATTCCAAATGAAATTATAACAGAAAATTTTGGAACAGTACACAGAACAAGAGTTCTAAGAGAAATAAGATAGGAGGTAAATTATGGCAAAATTTAATGGATTTATTTTAACGGAAAAAGGAAGAGAACTATTAGCAAAAGGATTGGCAGGAGAAACAATAACATTCACTAAAATGGGGATAGGAGATGGAACATCATTAACTTCTGAAAGAGAAAGGACAGCATTAGTCAATCAAATCACAACATTGCCAATTTTAAATATAAACGTAAAAAGAAATGGAACTTGTGAAATTAACGCTTTATTGACTAATAAATCAGTAACAACAGGGTTTTATATCAAAGAGTTAGGAATATTTGCACACGGAAATGATAACGTTGAAATACTTTATGCTTACAATATTTCGACT